AGGAGCTTACCAATGCAGCCTTGCTGGATGCGTTTGTGATCCGGGCGGAAGTCAGGCCCTCCGACATCCTGGTATATTTCAGCATAAAAAAAGAAGACCGGCAAAAAATTGTCGATCTTCCTTCCGGACCTGAGTGTTCGTTTAGTCCGGTCAAGTGGACTTGCCCAAACTCTAAACGAACACTATACCATTTCGGTACGTATTTCGTACTGAAAATTGTAGCATAAACGCCAAAACAAAAACAAGGCCCCGGATCGCTCCGGAGCCTTTTGTTATGCCTCCTCAATCAGTTTTGCGATCATGGCCGTCAGGCTGATGCCAGACTCCGCCGCCATCCTCCGCAGCTTGGTATTGGTTCCCGCCGGAAGGCTTACGCTGATTAAAACATCTTCGCCCTCGTCGCTGATCGCACCGAATTCTTTCTCGAAGTCTTCTGCTTCCAGATTCTCAGCTGCCCATTCTGCGGCTTTTTTATAGCTCATCGGGATGATCTTTTCGCCACCGCTCCAACCATTGTCCCCCCGGCTCATTGCGTAACGGCTTCTCGCTCCTCCTTCGCCGTGGAGGAAATATTCCCCCGTTCTCTTCTTAAATAGTTCTTCCCGCACATAATCAAAATCGCGTGGCGTACCATTCCACCATACTCCGATTGATGCTGCCTTGTCCGTGTCGTAGAGCTTCCCGCTGATAATCCTCTTCATGATTTTCTTCCTCTCTTTCTCACTCACAGTTTGATGTACTTATCGCCGAACTTGTGGTTCACACCGATCATGTTAGCGGCTGCATCTGCCAGATAATCGTTATCGCTTACCAGACACTTCTTAACCAGGTCGATGTAGGTCTTACTTCCCTTCATCCGGTTTGCTTCACTGTTGCTGATGTCTGTGCCGTTGAACCATGCCTGTGCAACAGTCCCGGTCTTGTGATAGACGCAGGTCAGGCCCAGCGCGGAAGCGTTGATATACATCCGATCCATGCCGTTCTTCTGCCAGCGTTTGAATCCCATCTTCTCCAGCTCTTCGATACGCTCGGTGATGTCGCTAACCATGGTCTTGATCTCCCTCCATGCTTCCCGGAGGGCCAGCGCGATGTATTCGATGGCACGACCGCCGAACTTTGCAGCCGCCTTCTTAGCGATCTCCCAAGCCTTCGTCATAACCTTCTTCATTGTGGTGACCCTCCTTCTCGTTTTGTCCCTCCCCTTGGAACGATTAAAGTATATCATATATTTTATATAAACTCAATACTTAATTAGAAAAAATATAAACTTTTTTACAAAAAAATAGCCGGAGAGCATCGCGCTCCCCGGCTTTGTATCGTTCGTGTTATTCTTCTTCATCCTCGCCCGCATATATGGGCGGTTCTATTGGTTCTTTTATGACCTCCGTGTGAGCTGCATCGATCAGACCTTCGCCCAGGATGTACGCAACCACGCTGGCCGCGCTCATGATCAGAGCGGTCACCTGTGTGGCAGTCGCTTCAGCCCCGCCGAAGAAAATGATCAGACCGGAAACCAGACCGGCCACCGCAACCCAGAATTTACGAGATGTCAGCTTAGAAACCCAATCAATACCATACATAAATCTGTCCTCCTTCTTTTCATTTGAGCGGAAGCGCCAGAACCTGATCCTTCAGCGATGTGATTGTTCCGTTCCCGCCGAGCGTGTGATAGGCGTTATATGCCCGCTCGAATTCGCGCTTGTCATCTACTGAGCAGCTGCCAGCACTGATATGCTTCTCACCCTCCGCTCTGAGCTGGTACATAAGCAGACACCGCATACCATCAGCAATGGCCTGATCTGTGGCCTTGTTGGCCTTGACGCGCTTGGCAAGTAATCCATAAGCCGCAGTCAACCCGGTAACGATCAGGCCAAAGAGAACCTCAAGCCAGTATTTCACGACAAAATCCCACATTGGAATCACCCTCTCCCAACAATATTGCCGATGATGTCAACGGCTGTTTCGATGGCCTTCAGCGCCTGATCGATCTGGATCCGGTCATCATCGGTCAGATCCGGCATACTTTCTCCGTCCTGGCCCTCATACTCCAGATAATTGCTCATCATGTAACCGGTTTTTCCGGCCCATTGGATTTTGATCCATGCGCCTTGATCCTCCAGGACATCCACCTGACTCCCAACCGGAACCCGCTCGACCAGCTGAGCGTCCCGATCCGGGCGAGTCCGGAAGTTAACCGTCTTTCCTGCCGCGCCTGACGGAAGAACGACTGTTGCCGTCTGCATTTTGCTTGCCTCCTTGCTGTTGTAGGTTATATTTTTGAGGTATGCCACAAATGACCATGATCGTATTGGATCACGGCTGAATCCGTATTTTTCGCCCTTGGCATTGAGAACGTACCGGACATCATCGTCCACAAGCCCGACATGATGGACATCGCCGGGAGGCTGACCAAACCACCTGTTCCCCCGTTCGCTCTCTGCCCACGGGCGAACCTTGAACGCGACCATTCCGGGCCGGGCCTGACTGATCGGAAGCAGCTGGCCAACAATGTGATTCCGGGCAATGCTGTTGCTTCCATGGGCGATATTGAGACCGTGCTTGCGAAATGCATTCACGAAAGCCCCAGAACAGTCAACACAGCCCTCACGGGCAGAACCCCACTCATATGGCCAGTGTTCATCATACATCCGCTGGAACTCTGCGATTAGCTCTTGCGATGTCAGATCAGTCACCTCCTCATAAAGACCACGCCGATGATCGTGCAAAGAAAAAGCAGGAGGAAAGCCTGCTCGATTATGTCCATATGCTGTCCTCCTGCTGTTTTTTTGAAATGAGTTAAAGTGAACTTTAAGTTAATGCATAAGTAGCGAATCAAGGAAAGCAAGAATCCTCGGTGCAAAAAGCGCATGACCGTTTTCATCAGGATGAACACCGCCGCCGTCATCTCTTGAATACGCCGCCGCTCTCACAGCAGAACTGTTTGGATTCAAACCGGAACAATGGAAAAGGTCAAGGCACGGAATGCTACGAAGTTTGCAAATCTGGACAATGAGGTTTGAGTAGTTCTCCATGAATCCATCATCAGACGGCATATTGTTCTGCCAAGGTGTCGGTGTTATTACGCCAACATTCATGATAGGGTTAACAGAATAAAGATTGTCAAGCGCAGTATTGATACATCCTGCGATTGTTTCTGTCCCTGTATCGTCAGCATCGCCAAGTGGAAGCCCGGAACTTGCATCGTTACCACTTCCAAAAAGCGTAACAACATCCGAATCAGAATCAACGGTTAACGCTCTTGTCATGAAGTTGCTTGTTCCTTTTGCATACCCTGTTCCGCTCACGCCTTTGTTAACAAACGAAATGCCTGTTGCCGCACAAATCAAATCAAAATAATGCGCTCCTGTTACCGTGTATGCCTCGGTTAAACTATCACCAATACCCGTCCATTTAAGACCATTCCACCGTTTAGACGGATAAGCGGCGTTCATCTCTCCTTCCATCAAGAACGGGAATGGAAAAGATGTCTGATAAATATATCCGATAACAAGATACGCCGCATTTGTTGGAGATTTTGCACGTTCGCAAAGAATCTGAGTCTGCGAAGAACCGTTTTCTGATTTTTTGCCAGAAATGAAATTTTTGTCTGCATCGTACCAAACGTACAAACCATATCCATAATACATTTCTGTCGTTATCAGATAATATGTATCTCCGCTTACTGCAATATAATCAGTAATGCGCTGTGTATTGCTCGAACCATCAGTTATTGCACCCGTAACCGCACTCACTAATTTAGTCTCTATCAAAGTCCCAAGCGTTATCGGCTTATAAACAACAGCATCCGAAAAATTATTCTCTGACAAAATACCAATAGCGTTGTAATATGCTTTGGCGTTATGCACCGTTGAGCCTGACGCATAGCGGTTTATATAAAGCGTCCCGCTTTCAACCGGCTTAAAAACCAAATCTTTGTATTGTGTAAACGTGCTTCCAACATCGGCAACCATAGAGCGCACAATGTTCCCACTCGCCCCAACAAATACAAAAGGTTTAATGGCGTACCATGCAGAACCGTCAACATAAACAGTTTTTCCAACATCATCGTCCGTTATGGCACAACTTGCATAGGACATACTCGGATTAGACTGCTCCGCACCGTTATTGTCGATATATTTCCCACTTGTGAATGCTGAAAGTGCAAACGGAGTAATGTTGTTTTCAAAAGCGGAACGAACGGCGTTAATTTCGTACTCATCAGAAACAAGCCCGTTTTCTACGTTCTCAACATCAGTTTGAACCTTCGTAACGAATGAAACCGTCAAACTGTTCATCCCGGCGTTAGTATTGCTGAAAATAACATATTCTGCATTGTCGGGAATAACGATTTTCGTATCAGATGTTCCAACAGTGAACGACTTGATGAAGGTTTTTGACGAATCATAGAAGCAGTTATAATTAGAGCTTGCTGATGTTTTCGCAACTAACGAACTGCAATCCCCAATATATGTATAGTCTGTTCGTTTCCAATTGTTGTATGAAGTAATAACACCCGTTGTCGAAACGTAAGAATTCGGAATTAAATCAAATGACATAATTCCTTTTTTATCGTTTACAAAAGCGCGGTTTAAATCACTAACGGTGTCGCTCAACTCATCGAATTCCGCTTGCGTAACCTCGCCCGGATCGCCCTTGTCACCCTTCGGCCCGACCTCGCCCTGGATCCCTTGTGGGCCTTGAATGCCCTGTTCGCCCTGTGGCCCCTGTTCCCCTTGAATTCCCTGAGGCCCACGCTCGCCCTGAATGCCCTGAGGCCCTTGCGGCCCGGTTTCTCCCGCCGGGATTCCGACCGTCAGCACAGGATGGTCTCCGCTGTGATCGATACTCGCCGTTGCCTGCGATCCGGCCTCAAGCGTTTCCGCTTCTGCCGTCATCGCGTCATAACTGCCGACCGCTTCCTCGGCGGCTTCGGCGGCTTTTTCAGCCCGTTTGACCTGCGATCTGATGCTTTCAATCGCGCTGTCACTCGCGAGCCCGATGTCGGTCGGAGACTCTTCGACCCATTCTGTAAAGTTCGCCGTGCCGATGTCCTCGCCGTTGGAGGTGATGCGGATTTCGACCAGACAGACACCAGCAACCGGCGTTTCCTGTTCTGCGGTTTCCCAGCAGATCAGATTATGCTCGCTCGCATCGACCGTGCAAACATGCTCGTAATAGTTGCGATCCGGCTTCAAAACGTACAAAGTGGCCTCGTACACCGAACAGTCAAGCGGAACACCATCCTGTTCGATGTACACCCCGAGCGGTCTGCCAACATCGTACTGCGACACTTTCAAGCGCCTGTCGGATTGCACCTCCGGCGCGATGTCTACTGTGATGATCTGTCTGGTCATGTGATACCTCCTATGCCTCGTAATACCATAACAGGACTGTAACGCTTGAAACAGTTCCGGCTTTTGAACCCATTAGATATATCGTTTTGCCGTCAGTTCCGCTCAACAATGACATTACGCCTATATCGCCGGTCCATCCCCTGATATAGTAGCTGACTACCAAGTCCGTTACCGAAATGCCGAACTCTGTCAACGTCGCGAATCTGATGTATCCGCCGCCCGAACCGATTGTGAGGTTCTCTTTCGTCAGATCGACATAACGAAGTTTTTTCTGTTTTTCTTCGTATTTAATGATGCTCGTTGCCATATCGCTATGGCGCTGGAAATCGTCAGATAACAGACCAGCAACCGTAAAAAGCAAACTGATTCGCATTGTAACTCTGGCTGTATGTCATCTGCACCAATCCGGTCGTGGTGATTTTGGCCAGGATCGGCACAAAGCCGATGCTGTCAACTGCGACATATCCGCTCACAAAAATATCCTGCGGTGGCCTAAACCCCTCCTGGATTACAAAAGCCGTGTTCGTGCTCACGACATGCGCGGAGCTGTCCGATGTATAGGCTCTTGCGGATGCGTGAATCATGTCTCCAACCTTGATCAGCTCAGAGGAGGCCATAGTCCACGAGGATATAGCAGTTGCTTTATTGATGGTTCCGATTGTCTTGTTATATGACGATTTAATGATGCTTGTTGCCATCACTCAGACCCCCTTGCCGGAGATCTTCCAGGAGGACAGCACCTCAGCCCAGCGCCGTCCTCCTTTCTCCAAATACCCCCCCCGATTTTGGGGGAAGCCTTATAAATCAACGGGTTCATCGGTTTCATGCGTTCTGCACCTCCGGAGCCGTCCAGGTCTCGCCCATCAGGACGATGCCTTTGCTGTTGGAGATCATGACCGACACAAAATCAGTCCCGGTCTCGTTGCCGTACGCATAAGCACCGAGATAAGCATGATAGGCTTGCTTGGCTTCTTCGAAACTGTCCTTGATTGCGATGCCCTTTTTGACGATCTGCCCGTTCTGGCCCTTGATGTCGTGGAAGAAAAATTTTTCGTACATGATCCTCTGCTCCTTTCGTCCTTACCTTGATTTCATGAGATACAGCTTGAGCGTTGTGCTTCCGCTGATCGTTCCCGATACCGTCAGGCTTCCAGCCGATGTGGTAACCGTCCAATCCCCTGTCTGAGCTGATGGCGTCCCGATCTCCGAATTGAGAACAACCATGTCATCCTCAATGTTGGCATCCGTGACCGTTTTCGGAAGGCTCGAAACCGTCCCGCAATCGATAACCAGCGCTTCCAGTTTGCCCGTTTTCGTTCCCAGGGCCTCCACATTGTCCTGCAATGTCCCCACATTGGATTCCAACGTGCTTACCTTTGTCGGAATCTGCTCATACGTGGAAACGATCTGTTCTGTGGCTTCCTGTGCATTTTCAGCCGCCAGAGCCGAATTGGCCGCATCCGTAGCCAACTGCTGGAAAATGGATATATCCGATTCGCTCGGAGTGTATCCATCCATTGCGGACTGTTCCACGTACTCAACGAATCGCGCCGTCCCGACATTGACCCCGCTCTTCGTTATCCTGATTTGAGCTTGAAGCTCCCCGGCCAGAGGTGTTTCCTGCTCGCCCGTGTCCCACGTGATCAGGCTGCCGTTGATCGTGCATCGTGTGGTGTAATAGTTCCCGTCCGGCTTTGCAACATACAGCGTGGCCACATGACCAGACAAACTCATGGTCTCGCCGTTCTGCGTCACGTACACGCCCAACGGCCTCCCGATGTCACCTTGCGACACTCTGAGCCGCTGTTCCGCATACGCTCCCGGTGCGATGTCAACCGTTATTGTCTGTCTTTCCATCCGCCAGCCTCCTTTCCAGTTCCGCCACCTTGCGCTCAAGCTGATCTACCTTCGCGCACAGCAGACCGATATAATCCAGAGTTTTGTATCCGTTTGCGTCCTCGCCGACCAGATACGGCGCGACCTGCTCCACATCCTGAGCGATATAACCGATGTGCTGAAGCTTATCTTTTTCGCCGTCCACATCCTGCCGCCAGCGGTAAGCAACCGCCCGGATGCCGGACAGGTCAGGAGCCTTGCCGATGATGATCTTGACGCGCTTGTCTGAAGACTGGGTGAGCGTTCCGGAAATTGTAACATTGCCACCCTTATCGACAACCATTGCGTTATGGCGGTTGTTTGTCCCACCGCCATTGCCAACAATCAGCAAACCGGTCGAAACTGACGCATTGTCATATCCGCAAACGAATTGACCCTCTTGGTCTGCAATAAGCTCTAAACCAAATGCCATTGCGCACAAAGCCGATGCGACAGAATCCATTCCTGCCGCAATGCTTGCCCATCCAGTGGCCTTGCTCCTAAGTCCTACAGCGAGCGAGCACAATGTGGTGTAATCATCGCCAGCCGTGCACCCATCGCCCAGCGCCACGCTCTTGGTTCCGCCTGCCTTGTTAGCACCTCCAAGCGCGATGCTGGCATATCCTGCGGCAGTTCCACCATTCCCCGCGGCAAAGCTGTAGTTCCCAACAACGGAATTTGCGGCTCGCGGGCCCAAACTGTAATACGGTTTTATAGATATGCCACCGCTCTCATTGATTCCGGAACCGATGCCAAGATGCACCATGGAAACAGTCCCATCATAGATGTCGAACGAATCTCCATCGATTTCAGCATGAACATCATTGCTTGTACTTCCCAAGATCTGGATTCCGTCAAAATCCATTCCTGTCTGCCATGTTCGCCCGCCGTCATAGCTGAACCCCAATCCGTAATTGGTTCCGTCATACTTGCCGAGCCGGATCATGCGCTGGTTATTGTTGGGATCGACAATCGTGATATTCGCCGCATCCCAAAAGAATTGCGCATCTCCAAAGATTTCAACCGATGCCGTCTTGAGCTGGCCTGTCGCGATGAAATCCGCTACGAACTCGCCATTGATGTTCCACGCGGTGGAATATGTCCCGGCATATCCGGTTTTGGAAAACGCGATCCCGGCATCATTCATCCGGATGACCTTGACCGCCGTCTGGATGTCATCGGTATCCATGATCAGGATTTCATCCGGCTCGCCGTCATCGTTGGTGTCGTGCATGATGACATAGCCGCCAGCGTTGCCCGTGATGACCTCCGCAACGCTCTTTGCGATTGTCGCGGCTGATCGGTTAGCCTTTGCCGCCGCCTTGTCTACGGTTTCGTCCTCAATCTTCGCGATTGTGGACGCGATGCTGTTCCGAGCGCTCCCAAGCTCGACCTCTTTGTATCTCTCACGCAGAACATCCCACACCGTCCGGATGCATTTTGCGGATGCAGATACGCCGAGTTTGTCATTGTAGACCGACACCGTGTCGCACAGATCCACACGATCCTGGAGCGTATCCAGCTGGACGAAATTGAGCGTGATATTCTTGTTATTTGCTCCGAGCGTGTGCTGATTGATATAGCTTTGTGCCCGGCTCCGAAGCTGGGCCTCTGTCGGTGCTTCCTGGAATTCATCCGACAGATCGAGCGTCAGAACCTTGACATATGTAAAAGTCCCCGGAACCGGGAGCACCTGCTCCGGAAGCGTGACAATCACGCTGGTTTCTTCGTTGTAATAGTACGGATAGACTGCCGTATAAACCTTATCTTCCTCAACGTGCTTGAGATCGGTCAGGTTCTTTCCGTACCGGATCGATACGCCCCGATCTGCACCCCTCGCGCTCAGCAGCTCGCATTGATAGCCGTCATAATGCCATTCGCCGCCGAAAACATCGATCAGGCTCCCATGGATGCCGCCCATGATCGCCCGTGTGCTGACCGGATGCGAGATGGTCAGTGTAGACGCGCTCGACATATCAGAGCTGAACGAGAACGGGCAGGAAGTCGGATAGATGTTTCCGGACTGC